ATCACTTCCAGGTAGCCTGTAGGTATCACACTTTCTAATGCGTGGAATCTCATAGTCATTCTGAATATCTGTAGAAATTGAAGTCAAGTTGGTGCTAATTCGCATCAAACTACCTTGCTTCAATGAGACGAAGTAAATGTCATTATTGAAATAAGCCATCTGTCGCGCTGGGTGATAGGTGAAATCCCAATCAGTAATGTCAAAGAACTTCCCTGTAGTGAAGTCATACATGATGGAGAAGTTATCTAGCTGGTCGTAGAAGGTAAGGATGTAGAACACATGACCATCTTGACGATAAAACATAGCTGTAGACCTATCAGGTCTTTGAACGCCACTTAATAGGAAGTCAATTCCGTCCGTGGATAATCGCTCAGCCTTACCACCCATCATCACCATGATAGCCGGAGAAGACTTCTCGTTAATCCCAAGCCACGCAATCATGTCATCTGAGGCTGCAATCGTACTCACCGAAGCTACCCCATAGTCGATGTTCATAGAGGATTGGCGTTGATAGATTTGAAGGCCAGCAACACTCGTCCAGATTTCCGCTACAGTTGAGCCAAGAACAAGGAGGTTATTACCATGGCTGGGGATTCTAATACAGGCTTTAGCAAAGTCCGGTTTAGTCTGTAGCGTCAATGTCTGAACCCATACAAGCTGTAAAGGGTTTGCCAAGGTTGTAGGATTGAACCCACTTCGATAGACGAACCATTGTGAGCCAGAAGTTGTATTATCCCCGTTACCGAAGATGAAGTACGTGTTCTGGTAGGTCACATAATTCGGTGTAAATACTGTACCACCACCCGTGTAGACGAAATCAATCACACCAGTAGTTTCGGTCGTGTAGTTGTAGATGTAAGCAGTATTTGAGCCGTCCACAATGGCAATCTGTGAGCTTAGATTCTCATCCATGAACACTTCGCCAGTCGTGGTTCCAATGCTAAATAGGAATGAAAATCCTAAATTGGCATCAATTCGATAGAGGTTAGAACCAAGAACCGCCAGTAGGAAATTGCCTCGTGTAGAGTGATATAACCCACGGCCTTCAACGTCATTCCCTAAAATCTCTACCGCTTGCTTATATCCTGCGAAATTGATTAACCAGTCATCTGAGATAAACATGTTCCAAGTGCGTTCATCGGAAATAATCGGATGACGACCGAAAATGCTCGATCCCACAATCCTCACAGGAATTTGTGTGGCTCCAGGGGTCATCACCATATTAGTTCACCCATCCATGTCCAAGGTTTACCTGACCGTAGTTAATGCCTCCACGTCTCTGAAGACTGGATAACTTGGTCAATCTTAGATCCATCGGTCCACTTTTCTTACTAATTGAGTCTTGATAGTTATCTAAAGCTTTGGAAACTCCAGGTGGAACGGTGTAGTTGTACTCAGCGCATAGTCGAGCTGCTAAGTCATAGCGTAAATAGTTGATGTAAAATCTATCCAGCGTTAATGATAAATCTTGGTTGATTGCTACCTGAGCCAATCTAAATTGTCCCCAAATAGTCAACGGGAAGTTCTGGTTAGGCTTGAAGTAGATGTACAGGTTAGCACCGCCGAAGCAACGCTCCATATGCCAGCTACCAGGCAAGGACTGAATGTTATCGGCACGAGAACTACCGAAGTACTCACGTCTAGCCCGATTCTCAGTCTGATAACGTACTGTGTCGATGTAGAACACGAACGTATCAATGCTGATTAGGTTCTCAATAAAATACTTTTCCTGACCAATGACGGCACTAAAGTTGTGCTCATCGTAGTAAGGGATAAGACCATTTTCCACAGTCTTATCCGCAATGAGGTCATTTAGGAACAGCAGTCCATCGTTAGCCTGCTGGCCTGACACAGTTTCAAAGCCACGAGATACGATTCCACTTTCGTAGTACGCATTGTTGATGAGCTGTAATGTCGTGTAGGCCATGGCAGTTCCTTATTCTACGATTACGACTGCTAACTGGTCTAAATAAGCCCCTACAGAGATTGCAACCGCAGAGCCAGTAACCTTGTAGTCAATAGCATCTGTCAGAGGCGCATCTGTTGGGCAAATCAAGTTCCCTGTCTTCACTACAGCAGCTACGGAACCAGATAGAGTTGCGTAACCTAAAGTAGATGTAGACGTACCAGGAGCAAGTACCAAAGTGTCATCACCAGCAGTTGGAGTGAACGCGCAGTACCAACTAACCATCGTTGGTGTTGCAGCGGGCAAGCCAGCACTAGCGTCAACTGGAGCATATGTAGCAGAAGCACCAGCAGTAACATCAGTGGCGATTGGAGCGTCATACCACATCCAACGGTCTAAACCGCAGCCATCTTGACGGAATGGAAGGATTGCAGCAGCACCGCTAGACTTGATAAATCCGATACGGAAAGACATGTCGTAACCAGCTGGCAGCAACGGAGAAGCTAAGTTAGCGGAGATAATCGCTGAACCTGGCTCATTACCATAACTGTCACCGATAGCGTACACAGCGTAGAACGTATCGTTCGCCATGACTCCAATGTCCAAACCACCAGCACCGTTAGCAGCAGTGTTGATTAAGACGGCACCGGAACCCGCAGGAACAGGCTCAGTACCCGTTTGAGTAGCAGCTACGTTTAAAGGTAATCCCACGCTAATGTCATTTTCATTAGTGGCATTACTGCAACGACCAGCAGATACAGACATTGTGGTAGCACTTACATAAGCAAGCTTCAGACCATTGATGTAGTACTGACGGGCATTGACGATTGGTGTTGAAATAGCCATTTTAATATCCTTATAGTAGGGAGGGCTTTCACCCTCCGAAGCCAATTACAGTGGGAAAACTACAGACATTGCGTACTCAGGGACGCATTTCTTACCCCAAATCGCATCGTGAATCATCCCACGTTGGTTTTGACCGAACAGAGAACCGTAGTACATACGTAGTGATACGCCTGTATCAGGGTCAACCTCGTTACCTGTAGGGAATGGCACTTCTTCTGGAAGCATTGGCATACCTAAGAACAGTGGATTACCAGCAGTAATCATTCCCGCTCTATGTGATGGCAACGCAGTTACTTGCATTCCAGCAGCAATCTCGAAGTTCAAGTTACGAGTGTTGCCTTGAGACGCTTTCAATGGAGGGTAAACATCTACAGTGACGTTACCAGCACTAGAAGCCGCATCATTCAACGCGCGGAATTGAACAGGGTTAGAGGACACTTTGTGACCGATGAAAGTCAGGTAGCGAAGGTTAGGTTGACCAGAAACACCGTCAGAGAATTGGAACTTATCGAACTCTTTAACAGCGTCAGCGTCAGTACCAGCACCAGAGAACACGATTTGGATAACCGCATCGTTAGCGTCCTTGACTACAGAGACTACAGTCAACACTGTACCGTCTTCACCGATTGTTCCTGCTGTGTGAACTGGAAGTAAGTTAGACACGTAGAAGGCAGCGCGGTCGAAATCACCAACGTCCCAGCTATTCGCGGATTTATTATTTCTGTCCAGCGCAAACTGGTTCAAGCCAGTGTTAACGATGGCTGATTGAGCAATATCACTCAAATAGAACTTAGTGTTGTCCTTAGCAGCACCGTAGTTACGATACATAGCTAGGGCAGCAGCTAACTGTCCATAAGAGTTAATTTGAGTTACGCCATCACCGTAGAAACGGTATGGTGCTTCAACGCACACAGTAGCAATATCAGCTTCAATTTCAGCAGACATTTCCATCACAGCCGCTTTACCGAACTGTTCCATGTAGTCTTCTACGTTGAAGATAAATTGTTGCGCTGTGAACGCATAAGATACGTTGATCGCTTTATCCACGGTCAAGTTCTCTACTCTCTGATCAGCAGATTGGAATGTAGCAACCAAGCTAGCAGCAGTAGTAAAACGTGGTGGCAAATCGAAAGTCACTGTATCGCCAAGGTTGGCGGTCAGCTTCTCGAAGTTCTTGAATTTAGTATTAGCCGTGGCTACGAAGCAGTTTAAGTTCTGTAAGTAGGCAAGGTTACTAAGTTGGTAGGTTTGTACCTGTTGCAAAATGTTATTTGGAACGGCCATGTCATCTTCTCCAATGAAAATCCATATTCATCAGGAACAGACATGACCGCTTCGGTAGGATTTCAGCCTTTTAAGTAGGAGGCTGCCTTGAAATCCCGTACTGACTTCGTACCACTGTCTGTTCCCACTGGCGAAGGCTTCAGACGGTTTAAGGGGTCTTGAGGTTCTTGCAAGTTACGTTTTGCCTCATCATTCCGTTTAATTGACTCGGAAAGCTTTGACAACTCGTTCCTGGCCATACTAGGTGATTTCTCAACCAATACTGCCAAGTCAGCTAACTTACCTGGGTTCTTCCTCAGCTCATATATAATGGCTGGGGTGTTATCCATCTGGTTAGCTAAAAATACTAATTGCGGAAACTCAGCAGGGTTAAAATCGGCTGTGATTGCTTCAAAGTCTTCAAACATATCCTTACCTTGAGCCATCTTGCCGAAATACTGTTGAGCTACCTGATTTACTTCCTGTTCGAGCTGTTCATCGTGCCGCTTTTGCGCTTCCTCTTGCTGCTGCTTCTGCATTAGTTGCATCACTTGCTGCTGAATCTGCTGTGCGTCTATGCCACCCTGTTGCTGCCCTTGCTGTTGCTGAGGCGGTTGGGGTGAGCCTGTCTGCGCAGTATTCTGCAACTGTTGTTGCGCCTGTTGCGTCTGAAGTTGCTCAATTTGCTGCTTAGCTGCGTCTAATTGCTCTTGCATTTTCTGCTCTCCTTTGCGTTTCGCCTTTTTAATCAGCTCATTCACTTGGGAAGCAGGAAGCATTTTCTCAGGTGGTGGAGTCTCAGCGTGTTCCGCTTCGTCAGCACCCACATTAGTATCTTGCAATAAATCTTCTGCAATATCCTTTGCATCCATTTGAAACCTCACTGTTTCCGGTGTGACCGTGATCACCTGCCGTCCGTGGCAGTCCGACTATTTTGTCCGCATAGCTGCGTAAATGGCCTAGATTCCTTAACCCAGTCTAGTCTGGGGGTACTACATGTAGTGTCAGCTCATCCTAAGCAACACTACATCTTGTGTATTGAACTAAGTATAGCAACATTTCTAGCAATTGGAACAGGTGTTAAACAACGGTTGAATCGCTGCCCTTTTCCTCTATAAAATCCATTAACCTGTAGCCCATGTCGCGGATAATCTGTAATACAAAATCATTCTCTATTTCATGCGTGCTTAGTCGATAAGCTGTATGACAGTCATGCTTTCTGGAGCGCACAATAATCTCAACCTCAAAATCATCAGCATCAACCGCTTCAAACGGCAGATTTAATGCGGCATTAATCATTCTTCTTCCCCTTATCCTTCTTCAAAGACTTTTCAGCTAGCTCATGAGTCCTATCAGCATGTTTTACTTCATGATGATGAGAGCTGACATTGACCGCCATTTCTACAGCAGTTCGAGCATTCTCAGCGTCTAACTTCTCTTGCTTTAAGGCTTGATCCACTCCAGCACCTTGAATGTCTGACATAACCTTCAGCATTTCGATATCTGCTTGCTTATTCTTCACAGCGTCATCGGTAGAAATCTTCAGTAAATCAACCTGAGCCTGGGTCTGAACCGCTTCCTTCTTCTGGTCAACCTTCATAATCTCGGCCTGAGCTTGCATCATCATGACCGCTTTAGGATCGATTTGCTGAGCCATCTGCTGTTGCGCCATCTGTTGCGCTTGAGCTTGTTGCTGTGCTTCTTCTTCCATGTACTGACCAGCTGCTTGACGCAACCCTTCAATACCGCGAATGTCGATGTTGTCTAACAGAATTCCTAGTCCCTTCGTATTAATGAATTTAGCGAATGACTCTGAGGTTTGCATTAACTGAATAATGGTTTCCAGGGATATCTGCTTCTGTACGGCAAAGTTCACTCCGGCCTCTACCTTCACGTCCAGACTCATAGCATCGTAATTCATGTACGGATTACCAGGCTTATTAATCGTCTTATAGGAGCGTTTCCCATCAGGTTGTACAATAGGAATACTACGCGGTGTGACGTAATACTTAGGAATCAGGTCAAGGAGTTGCTGGCAGACTCGGTTCCAACCTTTCATGAAGCCTACAGTGTACGGCATGGCAGCAGCGTTAGAGTGCATTGCGCCTTGCATAATCGCTACACCTGATAGCTCGTTATTCTGAATGCCTAGGGCAGCATCGTAGCTTCCCAAGATACCCTGAATCAGGTTGTCGGACATTTGGAATGTCTCACTGATTTGAGGTGGAATTGGTGTACGTACAACTTCTCTAGGTGGAGCAAGAGAAATCTCTGGATTTCCTTCGTAGAACTGGTTGTAAAGCAGGGTTCCAGGCTTCTGAATATCAATATAGGCATCAATGTAGTCTTCTGGAATGGACTCAACAGAGGCAATGAATTTATGCTCAACAGTGTTCTCAAGCTCATTCGCCAAGGACTGACCAGCATAGTTCTTCAGACGTTGCGCATCACGAACATTGTAGATGTACGGACGAGTCATTTGCTCAGCCGTTGAATCATTATTGTCGCGCAGAATGGCACTGTTACCGTCAAAGAAAATCAGTGGCAGCATAGAGAAACTTGTCTCTACGGGTGTATCAATTAATTCCGCACCTGAGAAAGTATAGCGTGTGATGGTTTCAATCATCGTTTCACGCATCTTGCCGATTGGAATAGGAGGCTGCTCGATGTGGCCTTGCTCATTCCAAAGCTCTACCCATTTCTCATAATTCTTCACGGTCACAACACGACCATTGGAGAGCTTGGTAATCTTCTCCTTCCTAAAGTCTTTCTTGTCGTACTGACACATCAATACAATGTCGCGCTTAGCGGCTCGGTATGACCAGTTGAAACCTGAGAAGCTACGTGCGTACTTCAATCCCTTTAAGGCATTGGAGCCATATTCCTTCTCTACTTCTTCGCGTTCTTTAGGGAATAACTGAAAGCAGAAGCTACCATCACCCTTATGCGACCTACGAGCCAGAGGATCGAAGCCACATAGGGTTGGGTCAAATACTCGATTGGCACATATTTTCTGATCCATGGACATAGCAGAAATGTAATCTGTATAGACTTCGACAACAGAAAAACCGCCCACCAGAAGGTCAGTATATACGTCATAGCTAAATCCATCGTTGTCTGAATCGTTTAGAATCGCTCTAAAGTGAGCCTCTAAAAGACTCAGTAATCCAGGGTCAATATCATCAAAGCCATCTTGTGCTCTGACTACAAATCCTGGCTCCATACGAGAGAATTCGCCTCGTAATCGGCTGATGTAGGCTTCCATCATATTGAATTCAATTTGAGGTCGTCCTAGCGTTGCCAGAACTGCTATGTCATCCTCGGTCAATGTTGACTTGTAGACGAAGCGCATAAACTGGTGGTAGCGTTCATAGTTCGGACGGAAGTAGGTATAAGCCTGTTCCACCGACTGCTTAATCTTTTCTAACTGCGTAGTATGCTTCCTAGCAATAACGGCCATGACTAATTCCTTGTCTGATATGCCTTCTTCTTGAGCGCGGAGAGACGGTTCAATCTACTCGTTGCCTCCTGAGTTGTGTGTCTAAACAGCGCGTCCTTATGCGTATGGATGTAGAGCAACTTCTCCATCAATGCGATACGAACCGCATCAGAACAGGTATCTGCTATATCATCATGGGCATGGCTGTCATTATTGGTAATCTTCTTCATGTGATTCACGCACAATTCTGTGTGAGCACCATGAGCGGGTAGTGATACTTGCTTGCTTGCGATATAGGGTTGGATATCGATAAAGCGTTGTGCTTTTGAGCCAGACTTGCGAGTTCTTTCAATCTCACGCACCTTTAGCCCTCTCATGCCCTTCAGTATCGAGATAAGAGTTACTCCTGTAGACTTCTTCTCGATGAATGCAGTTAATGGCGGTTTCTTGTGTCTCGCGCAGTCTTGCCAGAAGTCCAGAAATTCACCTTCCAACTTCTTCGGCTCAACCCGCATTTCACGGCAAGCAATCCAATGTAAACCCATAACACCAGTCTTGCGACCTTGCGTCTCAATGTCATATAAACCCCAGAACGAGAAGACGGTGGCATCGTTTCTTGGGTCTTCGGTTTCTGCGGTGTCTGCTGTGATGAATGTAATCGCATATTCTGGTTCCTCCGCCAGCAATGGGAAGTCCTCTGGCATAAA